GTTAGCTACGTGGTCTGGTGATGACCTGGCCGCTCTCGTAGGCTGTCTGTGTGTCAAGCAGCACCGTATTGTTAGTGTTGAGGGCCCCTGTGTTGTCATCAAGGGTAATAACCGCAGCACTACTTTCAACTTTAGTACAGGTACCGTCAATGATGGTCGTCAGCGTCGCATCGCTAATGAACTCGTCAAAGTCGGAGGCAAGGACTACAGTGGTCGTGTAGTCCTTGTGGCACTCTGTATGAAGGTAGCGTATAACGCCACTGGTGCGCGTGCTATCCTCAACGAGATAACCAACCTGTGGCGCGAGGACATCAACTACGGCGCTCAGCCTAAAGAGGGCCAATCTCTGTTTGAGATTAATCGCGGTATGAGTCGTCCTATCGTGTTCAAGCCTTGGGATAAGGCCTTCCCCTTCCTGCAAGTAGAGAACACTAATCTTGCTCCCAGCGATCTCGAATTGTCGCTCAAGGCCGGCATCATAGCAGCACCTGATAAGTACAATACAAAGTGGATCGCTGTAGGTAAGGGCGCCAAGGCCATGTTCCTTGGGCTTAAGGATGGTAAGATATACTCCATCCATGACTTCAGCAAGCCCACTAAGGTGTACAACCGTCCGCCTAGCTCGGGTAAATACACCCGTGCTGAGATCATAGATCGTCGTGATAGCCTACTTCGCGTTGATTTAGGTGATGGCGGCTATAGTTGTGGTGGTGGCCTCTATCTACGCACTGCATTCACCAATAGTCGCTTTGGCTTTGGCAGCGGTGTTGCTGCTATACGTCGCGACCTCGAGTTCGAATACACCGTACCGAAGACCATTACTAAGGAGTTTCACGTACTCCGTATTCCTAGCTCAGTTCGCGCTCTTATGGCTGCTGATCTAGATGACCCCACGAGTAAGCTCATAGAAGTCATAGAAGGTAAGATAGCGAAGGCAGAGGGCCAGGTTTATGCTCCTGGTAACCCTATCATCAGTATTATGCAGGGCAAGTACTGCATTGTCAAGAACGAGACGTTCGCGCAGGACATCCGCGTAATAGGCGGGACTGTCACGCGTAATGGCGTCGAGGGCCGCGCTGATAGCGTCACCATTCGACTTGAGACTGAAATGGTAGGGCGCGACCAGGTCCTCAAACTCCGCGGTCTAGGGAAGAAGCTTACCACTCTTCCCTATGACGTTAAAGGATTATCTCAACCCTGGGATATCATCCTGAATAACGAGACCACCAAGGGATGGCCCGCACTCATAGAGATGTTTGCCATTGAGAAGGGGGGCTGCACCTATACTCCCGAAGGTGCGCTTCTCACCATCGATGATACTGGTAAAGTCATTGATCTCATGGCTAAGACTAATGCCTTTACTGAGTGGGCTCGAGCCAACAGTGTTAAAGAGGTCATCTCCTTTGATATGGCCCGCGACCTGTGGGATTCCATCTCGTCTGTAGTCGCTAACGATGATATCAATGTAATCGATATAGACGATACCAGCGTCCGTATCGAAGAGACCGTCGAAGTTATATACGGCTATCTGCCGTACGATATCGAGATAGCTACTCCTCGTGAGTCCGTAGCATTCTCCAAGATGACTATGGAGCAGATCGGTATTGTGGCTCTACAGAACCGCGCTTGGGGCGAAGCGCTCATGAAGGAAGTTAAGTACGATAACGTTATGTCCATAGTTAGCATGATCACATCTAAAGACTGTGCTGCTTGTGTTAACATCAGCACTACTAAAGGGCGTGACCATCTACGGGGCATTATCGGTGTAGTTAACGACTACGTTTCTGATAGCACCCCCGGCAGTGACCGCGAGCTGCTAGGCCGTTTTGCTACCGCCTACCCCAATGGAGTGGATATCGTTGCCCAGAACAACGGCAATGAAGTCTCTCTTCATATCAATGGTAAGGCCTTGAGTGCATTCGGTACCTTCTCTGGCGCCTCCGCTACTGGCATTATGTTAGACCTTCTAACTCTGCTGGCTTACGTTACTGATGTAGGGATTGAAGACCAGAGTGGTTTGGATAGTAAAATCTACTCTATGACTGCTAAGGTCAGCCGTGGTTTACGCACATGGTGTAACACTATGGTTAAATCCCAGGGCATTCTGAAAAGTATAGCCCGCGCCGGCAATGTGGTCGTTGGTAAGGTCAAGACGAGCTATAGCCCACTGCTTCATAGCGCTGATGGCGTGCCTGTAATTCTCATGCACCCCGATTGCCCTATGGTGCGTATGCTTGGCGTTGAAGAGGGCCAGGTTATTGGGGTACAACGTACTCCTATGGGTTTCATCCTATGTGGCCGCGTCAAGTTCTCTACTACTGATGCCTTCGTCGCACACTATACGGTCAACCCCCTCCTATGGCACGCCGTTAACGAAGGTGATGCTGATGGTGATCAGTGCGGCGGCATTAATGCTCACAAGTATGGTATTAACGCTAAGAGTGCCCTCACTATCAATGCTAGTCTCATGGGCATGGGCGGCTACTTCTACTGCTACGAAGCAGATGACCTGCCGTTCTTCGCCTTCATGAGCTATGAAGATAAGATGGGCAAGAAATCCCTCACTAAATGGGATAAGGCTGTAGCTACTGCTATCGCTGTCAATAAGTACGTCAGCGACGCTGCTGAGGTGCATATGCACTACAAAGGGGCCGTAGGTGCTGGCTATGGTATCTGTTCCGCACTTGCCTTCCAGGCATGGGATAGTATGTACCGCGCTAGCGGCGTCGATACCGACGCACTCAAGGCGTGTGTTATAGCTTGGCGTTTCGTCTATGAAAACATGGGTCTCGGGGGCTATACCCCTGAGGCTAAGATCTTCATGGCGACCTTAGTACAGGCAGCCCGCGCCTGGGCTGCTGGCGTACCTATGTATAAGTCGGCGCAAGACAGGTTATACTACTCTGCCAACTCTACTAAGCTTGCGGATACGGATCGCCAAGGAAGTGGTGTACCTCCTGCTCAGGCTATGGCTGGCCTTATGCCTGCTAAACTAGCTAAGGAGCCCGCGGTAATCTACCAGCTTATAAAGGCTCGTGCCCGTACTCTCACATACGGTGCTCTCGAACGGGGCAACTTCACTCGCGAGGGCCTTATCATGTCGTCTGCCATATACGGAGCCTTCCGTCGTACTGGCCAGGGCTATGATCCTGTGGCTCCTATGACCCAGGATGACGCAGCTAGTTATGGCGCTGATGAGATCGTTCCAGTTAGTGTGTTCCAAATGGTAAGTGAGTTCCAACTCTCTAATCATGTCAGGAACCCCCAGCTCAAGCAGCTGTTGGAAATCGCAACTGCTGTACATCTCGACCTCGGCGACTACAAACTAGAGCTCGCTGAAGCTGAAGATCATCCTGATTTCTAATTACAATGGGGTCATATGACCCCTGGGGGCCACCTGGCCCCTTTTTCTTTTAGTGGAGCTCTTCCCTCCATATGATAGGTAGTATCCAGTATTGCTCATGACAGCGAATGTTACTAGCGGCGGCTTATGCTCGTGACGGCGAATTCTATTAGCGGTGGCAATAAACTATCTGTTATGCGTACTCCCTAAGGATCCAGCAAGAGCTGCGTTAGTTTCATTAGCCACTCCCTTTCAGAAGAGCTATTATCGCGATAGCTACCATAGCTATATTAGCCACTCCCCAACGGAGGGGCTTGTGTCGCACTAGTCGCGATAGCTACACTAGCTGCACTAGCCACTCCCCAGCGGAGGAGCTTATGGTGCTCGAGCTGCGAAAGTAGCCGATGCCACTCCCCAACGGAGGGACATAACCTCTAATTATTACCTATTAACTTATTAGCCATGAGACCATCACGCACTACCGCCAAAGCCACTCGCTCAGCTGTGGACGCATTTAAGGCAGCGGAACCTAAACCACAGGAACCAGTCAAGGCGTTTATGCTATACTCAATAGCATTTACGACTAAATACCAAGGGCGTATCTGGAACAGAGAATGCGCCGATGGGACTGTCCGATTAGTGGGCACAGTTACGAAGATTAGTAATGTCACCCACCAGGGCTCCCCTATTGACAATGGCCAGTTAGCTGGTCTTACGGTAGAAGTCCGGGTAACACCGGACCAATTTGAAACCATTACTGATAATATCGCAGATATGATGGGAGGGGGCGTTTCCATCCTATTTGAAGTCGGAGAGCCCAGCTTCTCCGTACTAACCGTAAATGGGATGGATACCCATAGTATCACATTCTACTCCTGCGGGATAGAGGGAATGGAAGTAAATAAGACATCTATCGGCGGCCTAGGCTTTGAATCAAAGCCCGCGATGGATGCCTGGCTCTTAGCAGCGCGGTCTCAGAATAATGCTCGGCAGGAGCGCCGGCAATTAGAACGTACTTCCCGACTCGCTGCTGCACGAGCAGCAGCGGATGCAGCAGGTAACGATGCAGAGTGGGCGGCCCCTGCCGCAAGCACCAATCCTATGGAATAAGAATCAGCTGACCTTATCGGAGGTCGGCCGATATACGCCTCTCTACTGGTAGAGGGGCGTGTATACCATTCTACTACAGAGAGATCGAGGGACTACCCGAACCCCAGGAAGGGGTTTATTACATCGTATCCGGGTTGGTGGCCGCCGCGGCCGCTAAGATAGGTCGCGTGGACTGTTTAGCCCCCCGGGGCATTAGTCCAGGATAAATCTAACCCTGGGACTGTTTTAGGGTGCCTGTTTTTACAAAAGTCTTAAGTTAGTTATCAGCTATCAGATGTCAAGATTTAATCTTAGAGGTGTTATGCTGTCATTTGAAGAGTTTCAGGGTACCTCAAAAAAAGAATTGCTGTCATTTGAAGAGTTTCAGAGTCACGTTTTAGAGATATTTAATGCCTCTAAAGAGGAGTGTAAGTTTTGCTCTTCTTCTTATCATTTCTTGGCATTAATTAATTACACTGGCTGCCAGTGGTTATTTTTTACAGTCAAATACTCAATAGACCCTGACGCTTGCAGTTATGGCCGTTGGAGTGTCGTAAAAGAAAAAGACAAAGGTTCGGATTCTTTAGTAGAAGCAATAGAAATTGTTTCGCAAAAAACAGAAATTGCTGTTTTTAAAAAATAGAAAAGTAATTAGTTATCAGTTATCAGCTAACAATTATTTAGGAGTCAAAAGAATGGTCGTTAACGCCACGCCTGATGTAATCACCCTCGTCTCTAGACAGGGGGTCGAGCAAGACTCCAAGAACCAGTTTCTCGCTGAAACTGTTGAAATTCTCAAAGAGATCCCTCCGTCGGGGATTCTCCCACGAGTTTCAATAGTCACGGGGGAAATCGATGGTATTGCCATCGAGTCCATTGTTTACGGAGAGATCGAGGGACTACCCGAACCCCAGGAAGGGGTTTATTACATCGTGTTAGGGTTGGTGGCCGCCGCGGCCGCTAAGATAGGTCGCGTGGACTGCCTTACCCCTGGAGGGTTAGTCCGGGATAAATCTAACCCTGGGACTGTAGGGTACCTGTTTTTACAAAAGCTCTAGATTGGTTATCAGCAATCAGATAATAGAGGCTATGTTGTCATGTTGTCATATGAAGAGTTTCAGAATAGCGTATCAGCAGAGAAACAACTGCTGTCATTTGAAGAGTTTCAGAGTCACGTTTTAAAGGTATTTAATGCCTCTGAAGAAGAATGTGATTTCTCTAATTTTTCATATGCCTTCTACGCAGAAGTCAGCTACCAAAAATACCAGTGGTTACAGTTTGTG